GATTAACTATGGCGAATAAAGAAGACGAGATTATATCAATGCTTATTCTAGAGGGAGCTTTAGAAATAGGAGCATTAGATGCTGAGACTGGTGAGTTCTTATATACTATTACTCCAAAAATGAAGGACGTAATGCCAGAGTTATATGAGGAGCATATTCGCTTTGTTAACAAAGATATCCTAAATTTATGGGAAAAAGGGTTTGTAGACATTAACTTTTTAGAAGAAGATCCAGTGGTTAAGGTATCTAAAAAAGCCTTTAACAAAGAGGCTGTATCCCAACTATCCAAACAAGAGTCTTGGGCATTGACAGAAGTTAAAAGACTACTTTTAAAGTAAAGTCTGATATAATAATTGTATGATAAAAGAGGGCGACTTTGTAATGGGCATGACATCTGAAGGGATGATTCATGGAGTTGTAGAGCATATAATGATTGAAGGTGGAACCTATGGTGTTCCTGGAACAGAGTATGCAATTGAATCAATGCCTCCAGATAACCCAGCAATGGCTGTTAGAATCTACAAAGAAGATGATGGCAAGTGGGAACCAACTGCCTACAGCATTGGAATGATGTATCAAGATGCAAAGATTGCAGACATAAATAATCACACTATGGAAAATGAAAACGAAGAAATGGATTCAGAGGTAGCTATGGCAATGTATGATTCTTCAATTGGAAAAGCAAAGAAGCCTAATTATCAAGATATGATTAAGCCACGCAGAGGTGGATCAAAACCTGCAGACTCACAGCTTTATGCAAGAGTTGTTCAGGCAGCTAAAGATAAGTTTGATGTATACCCTTCTGCAGTTGCAAATGCTTGGGTAGTTCAAGAGTATAAGCGCAGAGGTGGCACATATAAGTCTGACTCAGTTAGCAAGAGTAGTGTTTGGACTGGTAGTTTGTTTGATCCAAAAGGATTTTCAAAATAATGGCTGATACTTATTCTCCAAATGCTGGCATGAAGGCAGCAGCAAGACGTGCTTTAAAATGGAAAGAAGATGGAAAAGCAACTGGAGCAGGTACTCCTGTAGGCTGGGGTAGAGCAACAGATATTGTAAATGGATCTGCTATGTCTCTTAGTACTGTTAAGAGAATGTATTCATTTTTTTCACGCCATGAAGTAGATAAAAAAGGTAAAGGTTTTTATGATGGTCCAGAGTTTCCATCTAACGGTAGAATTATGTGGGATGCCTGGGGCGGAGACGCAGGGTTTTCATGGTCCAGAGCAATCGTAGAACGTGAAAAGAAGTTTTGGTCAGGAAGTTCATTTAGTTTTAACAAGGGGTAGCATGCTATATTTTATAGTTATAGGCTTGACATTGCTATCATCATGGGCTATAATTAATTTAATAGCTAAAAGAAAAAGAAAAAAATATGCTCAGGTTTTATATAGACAAAGTGATCTACATAAAGTAATGAAAAGATTTTTTTCTTATCCTTTAGAAGATAAAGAAAAACCTCTTACGCAATCAGAAAAGCGTAATAGTAAAGACAAGATTAATGTTTTAGTTATAGATGAAGAAGCTTATTGGGTTTCCGATAACACATTCTTTATTGCTAAAGCCGAAGATGGAGAGGTTATGTTGGAAACAGCAAAGCCTATTAATACCAAAGATATGTCTAAAAAAGATATTGATAAGATGTTGTTTATATTAGACAACTTACAGGGAAGAGATGCAAATGATAGTGGTAGTTCAGGGAACGAACGATTTTGATGATTATCAAGTCTTTCTTCGTGCAATGAGCGTTGCCTTATCGAGCATGAGAAAAGAAGATACAGACTTTACAATATACTCAGTTGGGCCAGCAAAGGTTCACGCATTTGTTTCTGAATTTTCTAATCTCTCAGAAAGAGGCATGAAGGCAAGAGGTCGTAAGATTAAATTTTACAAAGCTCCAACAAATTGGGTAGAAGAAAATATATCTTATGTAAACTATTTTGCATTCTTGAGTAATCCAAAGCAACCAACTTCAAAATTATTTGAGGTTGCAGAATTAAACAATGTCGAAGTGGGAATCTTTAGACACTAAAGGGGAGCAGTATGTTAGTACAAGATCTTAAAATGATGGAAAAAATCGTTGCCAATAACCGTGAATTAAAATGGGAAGGCTGGGATGTTCTAGAACTTAAAAAAACAAACATTGCTAGAACAGATGTTAACGGTGTGAGAATTAATAACCAGTGGTACATAAAGACTGCTTTTGTTCCTAATCGTATGGGGTGGGAGATTCCAAGTAAGTACAAGGTGTAGGCATGAAGCAGCATTTATGGAAAGACGATGCTCCATGTCGTGATTTTGATACAAATTTATTTTTTGAAGAGTATGAAGATAATGTAAGTAATAGATTAAAGATTGATGGGATCTGTACTGCATGCCCTATGGTTAAGCAATGCTTTGCTGTTGGCATTTCAGGTAAAGAATGGGGTGTCTGGGGTGGTGTATACTTAGAAAATGGAGAAATTTCAAGAGAGTTCAACAATCATAAATCAAAAAGTGATTGGGCAGACATGTGGCAGAAAATGACAACGGATTAAAAAATGTATACAAATGAAATGCGAAGAGCTTTTCATCAAGTAACACCTCCAAAAGGATTTAAGGTGGACTTGATTGACAACGAACACTTCCTAACAATAAAGTTAGATGAAAGAAAGTTTGTTAATTTAGTTCATGATGAAAAGATTGCTGCATTACAATATGTAGTTCAATTAAAACACGCTCTAGAACTAGAGGGTGCAATTGTTTTAGTGACTAGGGAAGCCTTAAAATGAAAATTGCGATTGTTATACTAAGTATCTTGTCTATTTCTTTTGCTGTTGCTTATACTGCAACACTAAGTGCTTTGATAAAAGCAAATAATATATTAACAAAAACTATCATTGATAAGTTTATCTTACAAGAATATATTGATACTGTTCAATCTGGTAAAGATATAAAGACCGATGAAGAAATTCATCAAGAAAGTTTTTTAAATTTTATTTCTGAGTCAAGAGATTGGGCATTTGAGTATATAGAAAATGTTCAGGCTGCTTTAAATAAGTTTGTTGCTGAAACCGATCCTTCTATTGAGTATTTTGAAAAGTATGGAGATGTAGTTGCAGGTCCAAACAATGAAATTTTAAAAAAGATTTCTGTTTCATATAAAGAATTAAAGAATGTGTTACCAAAGGATCAAGATGTTTAAGCTAAAAGATCCAAGAAAACTAACTCTTTCTGCATTTCAAATTTGTGAAGAAGAAAAATGTAAAGAAGAATCTACTAAGATTTGGACTAACAGTGAAATCAGAATACTAGATCTTTGTGATAAACATTATGATGAATTAGAATCGGAGAACTTTTAAATGAAAGATGTTCTACTATCAACACTAACAGGTTTTGGATGCGGGATCGTGTTTGCTGCATTCAAATTGCCAGTACCAGCACCACCAGTTTTTGCGGGAGTCGCAGGAATTATTGGTCTTTGGATTGGCTTCACAATACTAACACGAGTTATATCCTAGGAGGAATAATGAATACAACACAACTAAAGGCACTACTTGCCTCATACGGAAGATCAGTCCTGGCATCAGGCCTTGCCCTATATATGGCAGGAGTAACAGATCCAAAGGATCTATGGACTGCTCTAGTAGCAGCACTTGCGCCAGTGGCAATCAGAGCAATTAATCCAAACGACAAGGCTTTTGGTGTACTGCCAGATGCTAAGGCCGTAGAAGAGGCTTTAAAGGCTGCTAAGGCACCTGCAAAGCGAGTTGCTAAGAAGGCAGCAGCTCCAAAGAAGTAGTCTCTACTTACAGATCAGCCAGTCTAGAGATAGGCTGGCTTTTTTGTTACCCGTTTATTATTTCTAGGTATTTATCTTTAAGGTTTTCAACAGAGAAATGACTAAACCCTAAATTAATAGCCTGTTGTTTACTATCTATCTTATTAGAGTTCTTAACATAATCATCAATAAGACTAGCAAACTTATCAAGGTTTGGAGAATAAAGATCAACCATTGTTTTAGTTTTAAATGATCCTATTTTTTCTGAGGGGATAAGCCATTGACTTGGAAGAATAAGATTGTTAGGAGATATATCTGTCATAAATACAGGTAGTCCACTAATCAATGCTTCATTCATTGGCAAGCATAATCCAGCATACCTTCTTGGTAAAATCATAGCATCATAACCAGAATAAAGATCTTCTCTGTTTTTAACGTTATCAGTATCAATAGTTATTCTTGAATCTTTAACTTTAATATTTAGATCTGTTTGTGTTTTAATTACTAACTCAAAATCAGCTTTAGATTTTGTCATCATTTCTAGTACAGACTCTGTACCATTTCTATCTCTAGCAGCTTTCTTTCCACCAATGTGAAGAATTCTATTATGAGTTTTAGATAAGTTATTTGATCTAGGATTATCAAAGATTGATGTAGTTGTTGGTGGCGGTAAATAAATAACTTTAGTCTTGTCCCCAAACATTTTTTGAACTACTTCAATATTCCATAAACTTGGTGATAGCAAAACATCTGGAAGTGTTATGCTTGAATTGTTTAGATGATCAAATAGTTCATAGTTATATTGTAATATTGTTTTGACATTATGCTTCTTAGCTAAGTCTACAAAGTTAAAACTGTAAAATGTTTCACAGCTTAACACTACATCAATGTCTTGTATGAACCGAGTGTACTCTTTCATTGTTGGCATTCCTGCAGAGGTTGTTCTGTAGTTGTATCCTTCATACCATTCTGGATGTTGTTGATTACCATTAAAGTGTGTTGAATCAATTAGTAGTATCTTGTCTGGGTTAAGCATGTTAACAAGTTCTCTTGTTTGATTACCTAGTCCAGTGTTATCTGATCTTGCTATGATTCCTAGTCTCATGAGTCCATCTCTTTGTATAGTTGTTTTAATCCTTTTAGTGTTCCAATGTCCATATATTTTCCACCAGGATTTACGGATCTAATATCAAGATTCATGTCTATCCAGTCTTGTATCTGTTTTCCTGGATGCTCTAATAGTGGATCGATGTATCTGATAAGATTTTTACGAAACAGCATTGTTCCCCACATGTCTGTATATTCACAATCAGAGACTTTATCTCTAGATGAAATAACTTTACCATTAGATACTAAGACCTGTCCAACTC